ATCTACCACCGCCATTATCTAAAGCTAAAGAAAGCTCTACATCATTTGACGATGTTTGAGGATTGCCAGGATATCTAGGCATGCCTTTATCTCTTATTCCAACCACTCTAACGTGTAGTCCTGTTTCGATCATTTGATCGATCATATCTTTAACGTTTTGACCTAGATTTTTATAGCAATCTAGGGTTTTAAAATTATCATTAAATTTAAACACATCACCAACGAGGAAACCACCACGTTGAAATCTACTAAGGTATGCTTCAACCAATGTTAGATACTTTTTAGCCATACTATTATTTATACCTAACATAAATAATTATATGGAATTTGACTTATTAGTAGAAGAAATTCTTAATGAAAAGGCTGGAGCTAGGTGCACTAAAACGACTAAGCAACAATCTTCCACTAGATCAGACAAAAAATACATGAGATGCGTTAAAACTAAGACAGGTTATAAGCGCGTCCATTACGGTGATCCAAATCTACGTATTAAAAAATCTAACCCTAAAAAAAGAAAATCATTTAGAGCGAGACATAAGTGCTCTACCGCTAAGCCTGGTACAGCGAGATATTATTCATGTAAGAACTGGGTAAACGAGGCTGCTGAGTGACTTTTGGTTATCTATGATAGATCTTTAAAATAAATATATATGAATGGCTATAAAGTTAGATATAGTTAAACCTACGACGGCGGTTGAAAGAGCGTTAAAATTAGGCTATCTGTATAAAGATGTTGAGTTTGATCTCAAGACGACCTTTACAAACAATAAAGAACTAACAAAAGTAGACGAAAAAGATGATCTTGCCTCCTTGTATGATATTAAAGCTGTCGTTAATTCGTTAAAAAATATATTAACCACTTCACCTGGTGAGAAATTATTAAACCCTACATTTGGATTAGATTTACGAGACTATTTGTTTGAGCAGGTATCTATACCCAAAGGCTATTTTATAGGAGAGGATATTTTTAAGGGACTAGTAACGCAAGAGCCTAGAGTGGAAGTAAATAGAGTTGATGTTTTGGTAGACGAAGACGAGCAACAATATGTAATTAACTTAAATATATCTGTACCTAGTCTTAATGCTTACGATATTAGCCTTAAAGGTATATTAAATAATGACGGATACACATTTGCTTAAAAACTATTATGAAAAACTTTACTGAATTTGAATTACCTAAAACCGCGTACGCAGCGTTTGATGCTGTAACTTTAAAGTCTTTTATAATAGATAGACTAAATGAAAATGAGGTTTTTAGAGACCAGGTATATGAGGGATCTAACTTAAATGCTTTTATTGATATAGTTGCTTACATGTATCATGTTCTTTTGTTTTATCTAAACACCACCTCATCTGAATCAACCTTCACTACAGCTACCTTATACGAAAATATGAATAAAATTGTATCCAATTTAGGATACAAACCTACAGGCAAGCAAACCTCTTCGACAACTGTATCTATATCTGCACTAGCAGGAATACCAGCAGATACATATACTGTTAAGAGATTCTCAACTATAACTGTAAACGGTATACCTTATGTTAATTTAAAGGATATTAGTTTCGAAAAAACAACCAGTTTAGGTGAAGCGGTTAGTATAGATAACAATGTTCTACATCAGGGTGAGGTGAGAGAGTATGCTTCCTATACTGGGGCTGGTGAGTCTTTTGAAACTATAAGAGTTATAAATACTTCAACAATAGATAATAGCGCTGAATATATAGCAGATAATACGTTTACGGTCTTTGTTAAGAGCACTCGTGATGAAACATGGCGTGAGTGGAGTGAGACCAACTCTCTATTTTTAGAGGATGGAGTTGCATTAAAGTATGAGAAAAGATTAAACGAAAAAGGTCACTTTGAGTTTAAATTTGGCAACAACATAACAGGAAAAAGCTTAGAAGCTGGTGATATAGTTCAAATTTATTATTTAAACTCTAAAGGTTCGCAGGGAATTATAGCATTTAAAGCTATAAACAATCAACCGTTTGTACTTTACAACACTCCAAGATTTACTGAAATTAGTAACAATATATACTCCAATAACCCGGATATTGTAATACCTTCTGAGCTTCCTTTTGTAAGGGTTACCAATACTAATAGATCTTCGCCAATATCAGAAGCAGAGACTGTAGAAGAAATGCGTAATAATTACCCTAAAATATTTTCTTCGCAAAATAGATTGGTAACAAAAGAAGATTACGAGTCTTTTATAAATAAAAGCTTTAACAATATAGTAAAAACAGTTAAGGTTTTAGATAATGACACCTATACTAGTAAGTTTATAAAATATTATTACGATATCGGATTAAACAAGCCTAACGATGATGCTAGAGTGTTAATGAATCAAGTAGCTTTTACAAATAGCACTTCTTTTAATAATGTTTATATTTTTACGGTACCGAAAATGTCTACGATATTAAACGAGACTATACCTAACTACCTCAACTTATCACAAAAGCAATTAATTATTAACGAATCAAATCTTAAAAAAGATATAACACACAATATTGTGTGTGTAGATCCTATATACAAGGCGTTTAATATAGGTATAAATGTAGGTGGTGAGGAGGCTTGCTTACCTCTTAAAGATAGTACGGTTTTAGTTATTAAAAAATTAAGCAATTCTAAAATAAGTACAGATAATATTAAAGATAGAGTTGTAAGCATAATTAAAGATTATTTTTCTAATATACAGCTAGGTCAATTAATAGATATTACATCCATTAATAACGAGATATTAAATCTAGAGGGTGTACGTAAGATATATACAAGAAGAACTGATATAGGATATGAAATACCTAAATTGAATATGGTAGTATGGAATCCAGTATATGAAGACGAAGACATATTGTTTACTTCGCAAAATTTTGATTTAGAAGATTACCAGTATGGTTATTTTTACGAAATCTCTAAACTAAAAACTAAAATTATTGTAGAGAATGAATAATATTAAGACAGCGTTTAGTTACTTCATACCATACGATTATACAGGTACTCCATCTGCCAGTGGCTACGCTCTTCCTTTTTGTTTTTTCACTTTTGTACCTCTCTTAGAAAAAATCGAAGCAGGTAATGATATAGTTCTATCCAACAAAAGAATATTATGGGATTTTGGAGACGGTTCAGTCTCAGAGGCTGTTACAGCTAGACATGCTTATAAAGAACCTGGTAAATATAAAGTAACTAGCTATGTATATGATAGAACAGGAGAGTCCTATGCTAATATATACTCGCAAACGATTACAATTGTAAATTATATAGAAGATTCTTTAACTCTGACTCCTATCGCTGGACAAAACTACACCTTACTAGCTGGTAGATTTGATTTTCCTATACAGGTTAATAGGTCTACCTCCTGGCAATATTATGTCTCTAAGACACCTACACCTAAAGATAGTGTAACTTTTTTTAGACCTCCTTCATCCTTTTCTCCCCCTGTAAGAAAAACCTATAAGCCTTTAGAAGAAGCTCGAGATATTAATCAAATTATATATGAAGCTCCTATTATAGATACCAGCAAGCAAATTTCTATTAATATAAGCGTATCCGGTAGTGGAGATGATTATTTTAATAACGGTTATAATAAACTACAGTACGGGCATCTATATCCTTATTCTTCTATATGCTTGTATCTTACAGGAACTAACGGTAGTACAGAATTTTTAGAAGTTTCTTCTTTTAATACAAGCTCTGATTCAATATACATTAAGCTTTCTAGTAATAATATAATAAGAACCAATTCAACAGATATTGATGCGTTCTTTTGCGGAACAACCGGCACCCAAACATTATACTATAAGGACGATATACCAACTAACAAAGAAAATATAATGCTATGGTATGAACCAGGTACTATACGCCCAGGAGCAAATACTCTCCCTGTAGGTTATAGTTTACCTGTATATAAAAATAGCTATTATGATAAGCTATCTTTTTCTTCTAATGGTATAGACGGTGAGGGGGCATCGAGCGATCTGTTTCCTATTTCTAAAAACAAATTTAGTAATACAAAAATAGGTTTCGTTATTAAAGTTAAAGATATTTTTAACTACTCTATTAAAGATATACCGTTATTGACAGATATATCTATAATTCTAACCGACGATTATAATAATACGTACAACTACACGTTAAGTTCTGACTTTGGATCTCTATCTAGCTTAGAAAAGGGCGGCTTTTATAAGGGTTATATTATACCTAAAACAGAAACTTTAACAGAAAACGTATTTCTTTCAGCATGGTGTGTGGTGGAAGGTAATTTTTTAACAGGAGTATCTAATACCTTCAATATATACCCTTCAGCAGGAATGTATGAAATAGCTAAAAAAGGTGAAGATATTGATTTTGAAAAAACTTTTAAAGATATAGCCTTTCAACCTCTATTTTTAGATGATAAGGTTCTCTTTAGCGACTTTTTAGGTAGTATATTTGGCGATTTACAATCTGCTCAAACTTCTCTAGGTAAGGTAGCGTATGAAAAAATTGAAAACTTTATTAATAATAATGCTGTTTTAGATTACTGTAATACAGAGCAATTACTATCGATCTTAAAATCTCTTAATTTAAATGATATCAAGTTTGATAGAACTAATTTTCAATATCCACCGGCGCTAGGTAGATTAATTAATATTCTATCAGTAAATAAAAACAGATTATTCGGTGAAGAGAATAAATTTGATCGGAGCTTTAAAACTTACGGGTACTTAAATCATGACTCCTACGGAAAAAACCTAGGCTCTACTATAACCATTAATCATACCGTATCGGCAGGTGATGATATAGTAGCATTTGAGAAATTTAGTGGTAACTATACCTTATTAAACTCATACCTACCTCTTTGCGCCTCTAGTATTACAAATATTAATAATACATATATTTTATCCACGTATAATGATACGTGGGGATGGAATCTTGTACTACCTGAAGATGGTTACGGTGAGAATATAAGTAACTATTACCTATTTTATAAATATATCCCCAATTATACACCTATCGTTCTAGAAAATGTGTTAATCGATACTTCAACTATACCGCAAAGTTCTGTTCAGACGCAGAATGAACGCAATTTAGCTCTAGCCAGGAAATCTGAGCTAGATTACTACCCTCCTTACATAATTAAGAGAAACGAAATAGAAGACGGTATAATAAATTTTTATGACGGTAACAATACCTTAGATTATACTCTCTCATCTTACCAAACTTGGTCTGAAAAAGAAGGTATAATAGCTAATATATTGACAAAGCAGTTTTATTCAGGTTTAGATCTATATAATGAATAGGACTATCTTGAAAAACCTTGGTAGCATTTTATAATAAGTGTAAGTATGAAGAAACTTACTATTGGAATGGCTGTTTATGATGATTATGACGGCGTTTACTTTACTATCCAGGCTATAAGGATGTATCATAGAGAGATACTAGAGGATATAGAGTTTATTATAGTAGATAATAGCCCCTATACAGAATCTGGACTCTTAACCAAAAACTTCACTAATAGCTTACGTGAGCCATTTCAATATATACCTTTTAGTGATTATTCATCAACTGCATTAAGAAATATTATATTTAAAGAATCTCGCACACCGTATACATTGTGTATGGACTGTCATGTATTATTAACACCAGGTTCTTTAAGTAAATTAATAAAATATTACGATAATAATCTAGATAACGGCAATCTCTTACAAGGGCCTTTAATTTATGATGATATGCAGCACGTAAGTACGCATTTTAATAGAGTGTGGGGCGATTATATGGAGGGTCAATGGGCTACAGATCCTAGATATCAGAATTTTAATTCACAACCTTTCGAAATTGAAGGTCAGGGAATGGGATTATTTACATGTAGGACAGACTCTTGGTTAGGGTTCAATGATAACTTTAGAGGCTTTGGTGGAGAAGAGATCTATATACATGATAAATATAAAGCACATGGAAAAAAAACTATCTGTCTTCCCTTTTTAGGGTGGTTGCATAGGTTCGGTAGAGTGGGAGGAACGAGATATAGAAATGATTTATTAGATAGATATAGGAATTACCTAATAGGATATACCGAACTTAATAAAAATACAGATATTATTGAGTCAGTGTTTAAAGATGTAGGTACTGAGCAGCATAGAGAAATAATAAGATCGGAGGTTAAAAAGCTATTTAGTAAATAAATATATAATAATGACCGGTGGTATATCATTTAGCTCTTCTATTATTAGTAACTCTATTGTAAATAGTGATATACCTGCACACTCGACAAAAGATAACGTATCTCCCTTTTCTTTTTTAGAGTTTATAACTAATACTAATGTTGACTACTCACCTGAACAATATAATAATTTTTATATAAATTATCTAAAGGACTGGACAGAGGTAAAAAGAACGAAAGAGACTAACAAGATAACATTTATAGATCTATATGTTAACTTTCTCAAAGAAGTAACACTAACATACTCTACTCAGCAAGAATTAAAGTTCCTTTCAAATTTAGATTTTAGTAATCCTATAGATCTGGATATAGCTATACCGTTTTATGTAGAAAAAATACGTCAGATAATTCTTTTTTATAAAGAGAAGCGCGATATTGGTAAGTATGCGGTAGATAGAAATAAAATAAAAGGCACTCAACTATCTGTCGAAAAGATATTATTCGATAAGATTTATGATTATGTTTTTAGTACTGAGGATAATCCAAATTATACAGCTATCGGATATTCCCTATCTACCTTACAAACACATCTAAAGATAGATATAGGCGAGTTTATAGATGTTTATGGCGAGTATTTCGATCTTTCAAGAACAACAGACGAGTTCACTCGTGCTAATACAAATGATATTGATTTAGGGTTATTTTTTGATGATCCTAATTCCATATTTAGAAATGAAATATTTTTAAGAGAAGTTCCTCTAGCAGTAAACACTGCTATTAATTATGATAATATTTGTGACCCTACTAATCCGCAGCTTCTTATAGAAAATGACTGTTTAAATAAGTCAGGATTAACTACAGATCAAAGAATTGGACTAAGAAGGCAGCTTTTACGCAAATATGCTGGAGCTGATTTTCACTATATTGATACTACAGGAACGACACCAGTATCAGGAGTCTTATTTAGAGCGGAGAATCCTACAGGTAACATTCAGAACCTTCAGTCTATCGATACCCCGACTATTGAGTCTAATGAGATTAAGTTGCTAAGAGATATTGGTATATTCTTTAAGCCGGAAAAAACTGGTCTCTTTCAGCTCAACGCGCCTAATTATACTTTTGAAATTAATACTGCCTTATTACAACCAGATAAAATCTATATATATCCAGATCCTTCTGCTTACGGAAACGTCTCTGCTAACAATCAATTAGAATATCCTATAGTTTTTATTTATGATTTTAGAAAAGAGAATAGAAATATTTCTTCTTCTTTTGCCACTGGAGATCCTAAAATTAATAGCGTAGAGCCAACCTTTTCACCTTATTATTCTCGAGAGCAGACCATATTAAAGCAAGCTGCTGTTGATAGTGGAATTTATTTAAATTTTGGCGATCTATATAATGAGGGCTATATAGTAAAACATCAAACAGATATATACGGAAACGAATACGCTCTTTTTAAAGATAGGTTCGGGCAAACATTTAAAACCATTCAAGAATTAGACAGGGAGCAAATTTTAAGTCTAGAGCTCGACGGGCATGTCTTTTATGATTATAATGAAGGGTTTAATTTTGATTATTCTATAGCTTCTGAAGAGGGTAGTTTTATAAGATCAGGTATAACTACCACCACTACTGACGGAACTACAGTAGCATATGGTGTTAATGTACCGCTATTTACTTTGAGTGGTTTCCCTTATTCTTTATATTTTAGAGAATTTACTCCGTATATAGAGTTGAGTGATGCTAGAGGGTTTACGACTAATACAGCACGAAGTATAATAGGAGCAGTTAGAGATTGCGCATCTTTTACATTTATAGACGGTACACCTTTACCAGATCCTACTTCTTCTATTGAAGAGAATTATCCTGGTAACGGGATATTTTATTATACAACTCTAGCTGAAGCTGGTATTGTATCTATCAATCCTATTACATATGCAAAGAAGCAAGGTACTATAACCACTGAACTTTCTGAAGATATTTTAACTGAGACAGAAATTGAAATTGTAGCTGACAATACGTTTGGTGATTTTACAGTAGATGTAAGACCTCTAATTAGAACTAATGATGCAGAGAACTACGATTGTGGTTATTTTACAGATGATGTTAACATTCAGAATGATTATAATTACTCTCTAGATTACAGATATTATTCTGATGTAGAGGAGTCGTCTAAGTCAGTTATAAGCAGCCTTACAGGTGATGATGCTTTTAGACTATCTACTACTAAGAGAGAATTTGAAGGTAAGATGTTCATTAAAAATCAGGCTTTTTCAGAATCAAGTCCTGTTTCGTCAGCTCTAAATGTTATATTTAATAAGTATCCAGATAGTGTAGCAGATGAAGTATACAACAAAGTAAAGGACTTTGAGGTATATTACGATACTTTAGTAGTAGAAACTAACAATAACTTAATTATTGATAAAATAGAGTATCAGGACATGAAGTTTGAGTCTCCTTCTACAAAAAACAACTACTTCACAAAAAACAATCGATTTAACGTTTTTAGTAATAGATTTTTCAAAGAGCGAGAGAAAACTATAGATTTTTGTACCCTTACTTTAGGTCAACAATTATCTAGTCAAAATGGAAAATATCTATACCCTTCACTATATACTTACGATATTACAACTAATAATATAGTTAAAAAATATCCAAAGCTAACCGATACCCCTACCTTATCTAGTTTGTTTAGTTTGAGTTCATTCTTTGCTAGTGATTATAACTTTAACTTAATTAAGGTAGACAAACCCAGACTAACATATAACTCATTTAATAATATATATAAATGCACATTTACTGGAGTTGATAACAATAACTTGTTCCATATTTTCGATTACGAGTTTTATGTAGTAGGTGACGATGTATCTATAAACAATGTTAAGTATTACAAACATAGTAAGAATATAAAAACTACTAATTTCTCGCTAACCAGTACTGTATTTTGCAACATTAATCCGTTATCAGGAATGTACACTATTAATACTAATGCAGGAGAACTTTCAATATGAAGACTGTAAATTTAGACTTGAGCTACATTAACGATCTACCTAGTGGATCCACAATAACTGCTACGCCTTTATTAATAAAGGGCGCTTGTACTTTAAACATAGTACTAACCGGGGTTAGTGAGGCTAAATTTAAAGTTGATTTTTTAGAACTTGATTGGGGTGATGGTAGCTCTGTTGAAACCTATAAAAGAGATCTTTTTTATAATTATAAAAATCAATCTATCTTTAATGAGGTTCTATACGGCAAGGTAGCGGGTAGCGCGCTGTTAATTTATTCTCACGATTACTCGAATGACACTACAGCATACGCGTTAAAGTACACCGCATCTTTCACTTTCTACTATAACGATGGTAGCTTAATATATATCGAGCAGCCTATTATAGTGTATTGGGGCTCTTTCTATGATGATGTTGATAGATTATCAGTACTAGACACTCAAATACAGCCTATAGAAACAAACGATACGTTTTTGAATCTTGAAAGCTTTAAAGATAAAGCTGTAGTTGTAGGAGCACTGCGCGATGAGGGTGTACCCCTAAGAAGTGATTTTGGTTATGAGATAGAGCCTCTCAAGCCGCCTCAAGACTATGTCTACATCTACGAAGATCCTGATAACCCAACGGTAATAGATTATGTAAATGTAACTACGTATTTAGCTACCTGTGAGGGGGTAGATATAGAGTATTCTTCTGATATATTAATTACCCCTAACGTTAAATATATTTAACAAACAACGGTAAAGTATACAATCGATGAATTGGCTCTCGTAACACGTCGAGCAGTTGTACCAACACCGCCTGCTAGATCCATGTTATTGAAAGAACCGTAAACGCTTTTTATATTATCTGCTGTATACCATGGTTCGCTTTGCTGCTGCCATCCTTGCGTGGTTTGGTTTGTAGCAGCCGTCCAAGTTGCAGTTGGAGCTGCAACCGGAGCAGAGCCTGTGCTGTAATAATAAGGAGCGTGTGCACCTTCATAAAGTCCTACTGGGAAGGAATTTGTAGTAATCTTTTGCAGTGTGTTGTTAGCAGCTGGACCATCGTAGTTAAAGAAGTAAAAGGCTTCTTTATCCTGATATAGGACTTGATAAGTATGATCTCCGTTTTGAAAAGGTCCGCTGGTAATGTTTACAGCATAATATTCTGTAGGCATAGGTACCTCAAACTTAACTTTAACTACATTCCAGCCTCCTGTTGTTGTCCAACCCGTCGTAAGTACCTTACTAACATTGCCTCCTGATTTTATAGAAGCTACATATTTTAGAGTGCCAGCATTAGTTGGATCGGTAAACTCTAACATTCCCCATGCTCTTACTCCAAACACAGGAGCAGAATTTTGTGTAATAGCAGATAATACACTTGTACCAGATTCTGGAAATCCGTTACGTTGGTCGAGACCGCCAGATCTTACTTTTGATACACCGCTTAATTTGTTTGCAGTGATTGCCTTATCTAAAACAAAGGAAGCATCAGGCACTATATGTTCGGCAGATAGAGTCTTAAGTGCAACCAAAGGACCTGTTATGGATCTACCTTGAATATGTGAAGTATTAATAGATCCAGCTACTATATTGGTAGTATTAACACTGTTTGGCTTTAGGTGAGTAGCGTCTATAGTTAAGCTTTTAATAGAGGTACCAGGTATTGATTGTGATATGCTCAGAATGTCCTTAAGTGAGGTTCTAAAAGTTATTCCTCCAGACTCAATAGGGAAGGTCTCAGGGCCTACAAGACTAGCTGGATTTATAAGTGGAATTTCGTTAAACGGTATGCTCGCCATATTGTTATTTATTATAACTTCATGTATTGCTATTTATTTTAAACGTAAAGAATATTGCTCATATAAATATATATAAGGATGGATATAAAAATAAATAGTGTATCAGCTATTAACACATTAAGTGCTAGTTACTATGATCCGTTTTTTACCTACAAGCAGTATCGCACTGGGTATGAACAGGGGTTTAATTTTACCAGAATACAGGCTCTCTCCGGCACTGTAGATAGTACTATAAACAATTATACTTCGCAATATTTAACATCTAAAAAAACTATTAACGATATTTTTAACGTTAATAGCAAAGCCATTAAGCTCAAAACATTAACAACGCAACTAATATTTGATACTCTAGATATAAATTCTCAACCTAGATATCTATACATTTATAAACAAACCACCGCTGATAGTAAAAGAGTAACTACTTGTGCTCCACTATTAAGTGGCCAGATAGCTATTAAAAACAATACCTACTTTGAATTAGAGTTTTTAGATGATAGGTTTTTAAGAGTTAAGCACAACAACGGTAAAAGAGATTATTTCTTAGCTTGTAGTGATATAAATGGAACTAAACTAGTCTTTATTAGTAAAGAATCTGAAGATTATACATATACATCAGAAGGTAAAGATATGTTTAGATATCTTATAGATAGTGACGGGTATCTACAATTGTTTAAAAAGACAGTTCAGGGTAACTTCATCCTAACTCTTATATCCGATAATATAGGATTAGTTCCTATTCAACAAGGATCAACATACAGAAGTTCAAAGAACCTAATAAAAATAAATTATAATTTTAAATACGTTGAGCCTAAGACCAAATCATCATGGGTAAGCTATGATCCTAAAAGACAGAATGATTTAATTATCAATGAACTTAAGAGTACCTTTGATAGGTCAGATCAATTTTTGCTTCATGCTAATTATAATACAGCTTTTAATGGAATAGATTTAAACTACTTAACTTTAAACAATCAAAGATCAGAAAAAAACTACATAAAAAGAGGTACGAACACCACTAACGGATCACCTTATGTTCCTGATGTAGAGTTTAGAGATTATACCTCACTTCAAACAGGTAACAACCAGGAGAAGGGAAATGATAATATTGCATTAACTTATGTTTGGTATGATAAAGATATAAAAGTATCTCCGGGATCGGATACCTTCTTCACAACACCTTCATCATTATATCCATACGAAAAAATTAACATAAACGATACTAAGTTTATTAATAACGGCTCGACTGCCGGTAGGACTCCTAGACTATCCGATAAATTCTACAACGTAAGATCTGCTCCTATAAGCGTAGATAGCGGCAAATATTTATGCACTTGGTTATCGGGAAGTTTAGATTCACCTGGTACTTGGGTGGATAGATATTATTACCCTGACGCTATAACAAGAAGACAAGCAATGTCCTCTATTCCAGCATTTGACATTACTTTTGATAACGTAATAGATCGAATAGTATCAAATAATATCGGGATACTTAAATCTGAATCGTTTTTCGACAAAAAGAGTGATGTGGTTCTAATGCCTAACACTCTATATAAGTATTCTAGAATAGGGGTAGATGATATAGGAGAGATTGTAAACGCCTCGGTGCCTATTGCGAGCGGATTTAACGGCTATTACGATACTAAAAATAATTTACAACCATATAGTTCTAATTCTATAACCTATGATGGTGAGAGATATAATAAGTTTATTGTATCTGATACAATAAATGATAAAAATTCGTTTACTCTTTCATTTGAGATAAATATCGACCCTCGTAAAAGTTATGGTTATCAACTTTTAGGTAACTTAACTAGTAAGGGATTTGGTGTAATAAACGATGAGCAAGTAACTCCATTTATATACGTATATCAAAATAATAAACTAAAGTGCTACAACACTTTTTTGCAGTTACTGTACACTACATACTTTGAGAGAGATATAAAAGATATTATAAAATATAAAGGTCTAGATGATTTCTTGGTTATATGTAAGGATGGATATGTATATAAATTAAATGTAGCTGGTATAAAGCAGAAGCTAGAAATAATAAACGAAATAGCCTTATACATTAATTATCATATTGATGAAAGCGGTGTTTACTTTTTATTAAAAGATAGTAAATGTATCAAAATAGACCGGGAGACCTTATCGAGAACAGACTTACCTACTAAGAGATTTACGAGCTACGATAAATATAACCCAAATTTTATACCTAAAGGTATAGTGGTGTATAACTACGAGGTTTATCTTTTACCTGCTGATGTAATTAATTACATAGATCCAGATACAATATATTATATATCTAACAATCAGCAGTTAATTAAGCATGATATTAGACTTGATAAAATAACTCCATTTATTGAAAGCGATTCTGGACAATTAAAAGATATAGTGGTCGGACCTGAAGATTCTGTAGCTTTAATACACGGTAAGAATAAATTTTCAATCTTTAGTAGGGAGAGAGAGCAGCTATATACACAATCACTATCTTCTTCTACTTTTTCTCTTACAGGAGTAGGTGTAGATTTAGTTAGAGAGTATACAAGATTTAGTTCAGCAGCGCAAGAAGATTATATTATTACAGGTTTGGATGCTAATAACACTGTGTATCTTTACAAAATAGGATCTAACATTATTGTCAATACTGGTTTATCAGGATTGTATACAGAATACACTACCAACTCTCCTAACAGATATGTTGCTACTAATTTTAACTATTATAAGCAATTACCTATAGAGAACAAACTTAATTTTAACTTAACTCTTACTAACTACTTATCCACAGAAGATATAATATATAAGGATATATCTTTCGATTATACAAACATTGATAGAGGTTATCACACCTTTACTTATAGGTTTGACTCTACCCAGGGTAATATTACATTGTTCGTAGACGGTGAAAAGTTTATAAACGAAACTGTTCCAACAGGCAAATATGGTATTCAGGACATATTTAGTGATGACTTTTATGTAGGTGCAACTGGATTCTTTAACGGTGTGGATTTAGGATCATATTTAAAACAACCAGGATATTATTTTGCTAAGGATTTAACTCTTAAAAATCTATTTATATATGATAGACCACTGTCGGATGAGGAGGTGTTAGCGATTAATATTTTCGGTAAGGATATCGACGAAATAGTACTATCTATACCTGCTGGTCAGAGAAATAATATTGAGGAAATTGAAAGGTATTTTAAGTTTAGTCCTATAAACTCTAATTCTAAGAAAATAAACATTTATATTAAGAATGCAGGAATTAATAACGAAGATTTAAAGAATAATATTAAGGCACTAATTCTAAGAGATGCAGCAAGCATGTTACCAGTTGGTGTAGGTATAAACGATATCCAATTTTTAGACTTCATATGATAGATTACACTTCTTATAGATTACAGTACGTTGACAGGGGTATTTTTTATTCGCTGTCAGGTGATTATTCAGGATTTGTTGAACTTTCTGGAGGAGTTCCGTATGTTTACAACACCAATAAAACTTTAGGGGTATATCCGACTTTTGAAGGTACATTTTTAATATCTGATTTCTTTAAAACCAGAGCTATTAACGATACTTTAACTCTACCGTATAATGAGAGCGATGTTTTATTTGCGGCTAATGATTTACTTAATGATGGATTACTGAAAGATAAACTATCATATCTACACGATAACAATACGTATGTTTTTTCTAATTTGTTCATGGCGAACAACGACCTACCACAAGCTGAGACTATTAGATATGCTCACGATAATGGTAAATATTTTAATGGTAGATTGAGAGTTGATACCAAGACTAGTACATCTATACCGTTTTATCAAAGTCAGGATCCTAATATTAAATCTTTATCTGGTTTAAAGTCTTATGTATGTGGAGTTGGAGATGACGATTCTGATTACTTTGTTTTATTTGGCGTTACTAATACTAACTTTATTACTATAACAGGTAATAACGATGAGGTGAACGTAGTAGTTTCATCGCCGTTTTATGAGGATGAACAAAATGTACTAAGGTATGGTGATTTGAGAGGAATTACTATTAGTAAAAACTATGTGTTTATTACTGATTATAAAGAAAGTACTATTGTTAAGTATGAGATAGGCGGCTATCTTAATAGAGATACTGCACTAAAAAATAGACGCAATTTAATAGAGGTACTAGGAGGCGAGAGCTCAAACGATATTAAATCTAAGTTTAAGAATCCTAGTGAAATTACCTCTAACGACGATTACATCGTAGTTCACGATACAGGTAATTACATGCTAAAAGTCTTCGATACAAAGTTTAATTTTATTAGAAGATTAAACGGGCTTCCTCTGCGTAGGGAGCGTTTAGCAGCCATCGAGATTAACCCTCACTATAATTTACTATATGCAGTTACTTATGGTACTAATAATACCTTAAATCTTTACATTTATGATATTCTCTGCGGTAAAAAACAAGCTGAGTATAAAAATATAGGTATATCTTTACTACCTAGAAGTAAAAGTACTCCGGCTGAGGTAGTAAAGAATATAGAATTTACAAAAAATAGCTCAGATTACTTTTACTTATGCACTAATCAGCATGTGTATAAATTACATATTTCTAGACCTAATATAGTAATAGGTAGATTTCAAAACTCTAAATTATTTTTAGGTAAAGGTAGTACAATACCAGAACCTACTAAAAAGTATGTAACTATACAGGAGGAAGTATCAGTACCTGAAAGCAGTCGCACGGACAACCCTAGTAATTACTGGAATCATATTGAGTTTGAAATTAATGAGTCAAAATGGTTCTGGGGAGCAAAGAAAAGAGAGACAGTATTAATTCCTGGATATACTTATAAGACATCCAGAACCATAGAAGTTATAGAAAGATCATCTCTAGAAGTTGTAAATGATATAGATGCTAAAATGCTATCTATGTTTACTACTTCCTTTGTAAATGTGAGAGCGGTTCAGACTAAAGAGGGTTATGATAAAATGTTTTTGGTTACCGGGGGAAGAATATATTATTTTAATGAAAGAAATACATTTAAAAGAGTATTTAAAACATCAAACTTAGAGTCATACGGTAAGGTAGATATGTCTGTTTCGAACGAGGAATATATTCAAGCGTCTACAATTAATAAGGAAATATATAAAGTAACTAGAGATATTTTTGCACTAAAAAATAACTTATTAGGTCGTTTTAACGGTATATACGATGAAAAGAATGTATATTTGCTAGATGATTATAATTATAATTTAGATTTTTCAGAATTTAATGTTTTAGAGCCTGAGGATTACTTCATACACGAAAACGAAAAAGGTATTATAGGAATTATTAATCGAAGCTTTTCAAATGTGTTAGAGCTTCAGCGTAAGCTACTTGAATTGACTAAACCGGATTTAGGATCTGACATTAAGCGTGTATTTAATAAGAATTCTAAATTAGATAATGTATTGATAATAGATAACTAAGAATAAATAAAAGAGATGCCGACAACCGACTTGACAAACTCAAATATTAGTGACACTTATCAGGGTATGTTACATTTTCGTGGAGAGCAGTTACCTGCTAGTGGTCAGATAGATGTGTTTGACGGTATTGGTAATAAAACATCTATAAAGATAGGTAGAGCTTGTAATGGAGTAACGGTTTGCGGACCTCTACAGTGTCAAGAAATAAAGGTTAGTGATTGGTCTATAACAAAGCAAGGTATAATAGATTTAATATACCCGATTGGATCGACAATTTATTCCAGTCATCCAACTAATCCAGGTTTGCGATATCCAGGCACAACATGGGAACAGGTAGCACAAGGAAGATTTATAGTTAGTGTAGGTACAGGACCTGCACAAGCGGGGATGCCTGCAGGCGCAAATGTTTACGGTCCAGGTAATGATAGTAGAGGTGAATACTACCATACATTGACTCTACCAGAGATACCTCCTCATCATCATACAATAAATATCTATCAAAAACGCAACCCAATTCATAGAAAGTATGATCAGCAAGACATAGTACTACCAGGAGCTAACGGTATAAACACTGGAACTGCCGGTGGTGGTCAATCCCACATTAACACTCCCCCAGCATACGGGTTGTATGTATATTCAAGAACGCAATAATATATGCCAGATATTACAATTATAAAGCTTAAAATAAGGCGCGGAACGGACGCTCAGCGCAGAACAGTGGTTCTTGAACAGGGAGAGCTAGGATATGCTGTAGATACAGGTCGTGTATATGTTGGTGACGGCATTACGAAGGGCGGTAGTGCTGTATCTCCTATATTTCACTTACCTGTCAACACACAAAATTTAAGAACAACCACCACAAACGCTACACAGGGCGATATAGTAAATGAAGCTGGTTGGTTATATCAATTAACTGGTACAGACTACAGTCAGCTATCTGCATGGAAATTTATAGGTGCAGAAACAGACGATACAACAATAGAATACGTTAATAAGGGTCAAAGACGTGTACTTCAGCTAAGAAACAACAGCGTAGGAGCTAATAAGTTTAATTCTGATGCAGCATATTCACAAGGAGGAATTGTTGCTACATCTATTAACGGCTTATCTGCAAACGTAGATAAGTCTACAGTAATTATTAATGATAGAAACCAGATTAAAGTAGGTTTAATAGATCATACCAATATAGGATCTAATTCTTTTAACAGAGGAATAAACGGTGGTAATGGAAGTCAAATAGGGCTTAACTTAAACCCTAATGGAGGATTGGGATTTGTATCAAATCAACTAGCGGTGACAGGTGTACCTGTTGGAGCAGCCTCTATATCTGTTGGTAATATTAATTTTA